CGATCGTTAGCGTCGCCTGCCCGCTGCCATTCGAGTTGGCGTCGGCCTGGACCGTGTAGTGCTTGGTGTGCCCGCCGAACTTGATGAGGTCGCCCGCCTTCACGATGCCGGTGATGTTGATCGTCCAGCCGTCGCTCGCGATCGTCTTCGTGCCGATCGCGTAGCCGGCGCCGTTATTCACGAGCGGCGTCCCGGTGGCGACGCCGGCGGGGGGGCGCAGCTCGCAGAGGGCCAGGTCGGTGACGTACTTGAGGCCCCCGGCCCGGAAATCCCAGCTCATGTTGATGTAGCTGACCCGGAACTCGCCGCGGGCGCCGGTGTCGAGGCGTTTGACGAGGGCGCGCGTGCGCGTGCGCGTATCCGGAACGCCTTGCGGCACGAAGACCTGCCCGGACGGGCTCCGGAGCGTGGCGACGGAGGGGCCCAGCTGGAAGAGGTTGTCCGTGACGACGTTCTCCGATCGGCCCTTCGACGCCGCATCGAGGAGGAGCCCGGCGACCTGATAGTTCAGGCCCTGGTGGGCGATCGTCGTGTTCTGGGCGATCGCGCCCGTCAGCGGCTTCACCGCGGACTGCACCCCATAGGCGGCGCTCAGGCCAATCGGCAGCAGGGCGCCCATGGCCCCGCCGGCGCTCAGGTGCGGCCGGCCCACGAAGACCTGGGAGCGCATGTCCTGGCGGCGATCGCGCGTGACGAGTTCGAAGCGCAGCTTGTTGACGAGCTTCGCGGACTGGATCGAGCCGGTCCAGAAGGAGGCCCAGGTGGTCCCGCCGTCGAGGCTCTCCTCGACGAACACCCGCAACGCCATCCATTGGGGGTTGCCGTTCGGGTCGCCGAGGAACGCGGTCACCCAGCGGGAGAGGTTCGAGCCGCCGGCGGTGGTGCGCTGATCGATGATCGAGAACGCGAGCTCGCCGACGTCGACGCTCTTATTGAGCGGATCGAGGCGGCCGCGGCGGCCGCGCGGGGGTTGCAGGTACGGTTTCCAGCCGGCGAGGCTCGGGTGCGTGGTGACGCGGAAGGGATCGGAATGCGCAGCACCGGCGGCGGGCGTCAGGGCCGTGGCCTCGGTCACATCGGTGGAGCGCGGGGCGCGGACCTCGAGGCGATAGTGCGGCTGGTAGCTCGTCACGCCGCGGCCGCGGCCGGGATCGTGAGCACGGCCTCACCGGCACCGACCTTGAGGGCTTGCAGCTCTATCAGGCCGATGGGAATCCGTATTCCGGGGTGGCGACCCCCGCGCTGCTCCGAGAGCCGACCGTCGTACTACCCCCATTCTTCCGACCGAAGAGCTGCACCGAGTCGTCGCCGTAAACCACGCCGAGGAGTTCGATCAAGTCGCCAACCACTGGCGTGAGGGTGACGCCGCTCGATCGCGTCGTGACGCTGTTCCCATGACTGAACCCGTAGTTCCCGGTCGACCCTCCGGTCATCTCCGTCCGGAGATTCGCCCCGAAGCTGCCAATCGCCACCACGTCCGGCAGCGTTCCGCCTGGAGCCGTGCTATTCGCGATGCCAGTCTCGATGAAGCGCGCGTAGAACCACATCGCCTGCTTGGCGTATGGCCACGCCTTGAGTACGAGGTCGCCGGTGCGCGTCACCGTCGCGGTCGTGGTAGGGATGTAGAAGGCCGGCGCGCACTGACCCGACCCGGACACCACCGAGACCTGCTCCGCCTGGCATCCCCACAAGTAAGCGCCCTCGGTCAGCGTGCCGAGGTAGCTGTTCGTTCCCGCTTTTCGCAATGCGAACTCGCAGTTGATTGCGGTCGCGCCAGCGTTGACGATCCCGCTGATCCAGAAGTACCACCAACCGGGCAACCCGGGCACAGCGACCAAGCGAATGAGCTTGACTACGCCCGCTCCTACGTTGATCGGGGTCGCGGTGCCGCTTCCTGCCGTATCGAAGGCGCCATTCAATCCATCAGCGCCGTTGAAGATGTTCAGAAAGAACTGCGAACGCTCGGCTGCCTTGAAGAAGCCACTCACCACGACGATACGACCCGCTGTGATGGTGACGGTCTGCAGGCGGCTGTGTACCGCCGTCGTGGCGGTCTCCACCACCTTGTCGGCCGTCACCGCCCCATCCGGCGCTGTGGTTGCGTCAGCCGTCAGGGTAGTGTTGACCGCTGTCCACGCCACCGTCGGGTTGCCCTCACCGTTTGTACGAAGGTCCTCACTCTGAAGGATTAGGTTGGCGCGAGTCTCCTCGAACAGCGTGGTGCGGCGCATCGCGTCGTAGTGGCGATCGCGGAGTGTATTCGCGGCTGCGCCCTGGACGATGCCGGTGACACCCAGGAAGCGACCAGCGGAAGTCGTCACGGCGAGATTCGAGCCGTTGACGGAGACGTCAGCCCCGGGGGCATACTCGAACATGATCCCGCGCAGTGCCTGGTGGAAATCCATCGTCGCGTTCCGTAGCTTCAGCCGCACGTTGCGCTTGATGTCGGCGGAGAGAGAGCCGAACCCCTGCCGCGGTTCGACCAGATAGGTATTGTCCAAATAGAAGTTCGGCTCAGTCTCGTCGGGCACGAACCGGAAGGCGTTCGCGTCGCGCGCCCAGTCCAGGAACTCCTGCCACCCCACCGCCCCGGAGAGCGCCGTCTGCACCGGGGCCGTGCCGGGCCCGTCGGGGATCCAGCGGACCTCCGTGTCGAGAACGTAGTCACGCCCCGTGATCCAGCTGTCCTCGATCCCGCTCGAGCCCTGGATGTGCTCGCTGCCGTCCCGCTCCTCGCGATCGGTGACGACCTCAAATAATGGGAACCCGATGCGGATGGTGTTCTCGAAGTTCGTGCCCCACTGAAACGCCGAGACGGTCATGCGACGCTCCGCGGCTCGACCCGGACCTCACGGCCGGAGAGATCCGACAGCGCTTCGGCCAGCGCATCGGCGTTGCGGGGATCCTGGAACAGCGCCGTCACGACCGCGTCCCCATGCAGCTCGAGGATGAGGACGCCCGAGCCCTGGGACGACGGGCCCGCGTCGGCCGACACGCTCGCCCCCCCTCCACCGCCAGCGCCCACGCTGGCGTTCACGCTCTTCTGCGCCGTCGCCGACAAGGCACTGCCCAGGGCGACGAGGGCCACGCCCGCCGCGATCGCCGCGAAGGGATTCGCGAACAGCTTCAGAATGGTCGTCGCCGCGATGCCCGAGGCGATGAGCGCCTGGCCCACCGCCTTCAGCAGCCCGCCCAGGATGCCGAGCATTGCGTTGCCCAACCCCCGGAAGCCTTGCGCCATCCCGGAGAGGATGCCGCCGATCTGCTCCCCGAGCGCGGTCCAGGCATCCACCATCGCCGTCTTGATCGAGGCGTTGATACTGGCCAGCGCTTGCGCGTATTCGGAGAGTCCCTCGAGCTGCTGCCGGGTGATCGTGTCGAGGTTGATGCCCCGCGCGGTCGCCAGCTCAAGCAGGCGCGCATGATCCGCCAGCGTCGGGCCCAGGAGGTTCAACGCCTGGTCGTACATCCGCGCGGCATCCGCGAGCTGCTGGTACCGGACCGCCATCTCTGTCAGTGTCTCGCCCTTGGCGCCCTTCACATCGAAGAGGGCCACGTTATTCCGGATCGCGGCCGCGGTCAGGGCGTCGATCTCGGTCTTCAACGCCGCCGCACCCGCCGCGTTCTTGTTGAACTCGGCGCCGAACACCGCCGCGTTCGCGTTCAGTTCGCGGATCGCCAGGTTGTAGGCCGCGAACGCCACCGCGGCGGCCTGCGCGAACGCCGTCACGTCCACGAGCGGTTTCTTCACGCCGTTGAACCGGGCCTCCAACTCGAGGATCCTGGCCCCCAGCTTGCCCAGCGCCGCATCGGCCAGCACGTCCAGCTTCGCCCGCAGGAAGTCCGTCGCGCCGGTGATCTTCGTGAATCCTACCGTCAGCACATCGAGGATTGTGAGCGTGGCCCGCACCCCGTCGAAGAACGTCTCGACGATCGCCGTCCAGGCAAGCGTGAGCTGGAGCGCCACCCAGTCCCAGTTGGTGATGACTTCGAACGCGGCGGCGGCGAGCGCCAGGACGGCAAGGACCGCGAGTCCCGCGGGCGTCACGAGGAGCGGCAGGATCTTGATCAGCCCCCCGACCGCGGCAATCAGCTTGCCGATCACGAGCACGGTCGGGCCCAACGCGGCGAAGAACGCCAGCGTGTAGATGACGGCCTTCCGCACGCCCTCGGGCAGCTGGTGGAACGCTTCAATCCACCCGCGCAGGATGCTGATGCCCCCGCGCAGGAGATCGATGACCTGCAGGAAGACCGGCTGGAGCTCCTGGCCGATCGCCAGGAAGAGCCCGTGCACGCTCGCCTTCAAGTTCTCGGTCGCCTGGAACAGGGGGCCGAAGCTGCGGGTGGAGTCCTCGAGCAGGACGTGGAAGGCCCCGAACGCGCCCGCGAGCAGCGGCAGGCTGATGGCCATGGAGATCTCGCGGCCTGCCCGGGCGATCGTCCGGCCCGTGCGCTCGACGCGCCGGGCGACCCCCTCCATTTGATGATGAAACTCCGCCACGTTGGCGCTGAGCTTCACAACCAGGCTCGCAATCGTCACACCCTACCTCCTCGCCGCGGCCGCGTCTGCAGGCGCGCCGCCGCCGTGTCGGCCATCTCCCGCTCCTGCTCTGCCTCCCGCTCGAGCCGCAGGAACTCCCCCCACTCACTGAGCTTCCGCGATGAAATGCTGCGGAGCAGCCGGTCGGGATCCAGGATACCCAGTTCGCGGGCGAGCTGGAACGCGAAGTACCGGGCCGGCCGCTCGGTCAGTTTTTTGCGAGTTCCTCGAGATCTTCGTCCGTGAGCCCCGACAGTCGCGATGCGACCTCGAACACCCGGTTGATCGCCGCCCCGCTCTTCTTGCCGAGCGCGGCCGCATCATCATCCGAGAACAGGCGGCTGCCGTCCTCCTGAATGCAGGAACGGGCCACCAGCTTGGCGCGGAAGTTCCGGAGGTTCACTTCCGTCTTCTTGCCGCGGCCCTTCACGCACGTCGCCTCGAAATCGTCGCGCTCGTCGCCCGTGAGCCCCTGGACGGTCACGGCACCGCCCCACTCGGGGACCTGGACGACCTCGCGCTTGATGTCGGGAATCGCGAGGATGGCCTCGCGGCCGAGTTGCTCGAGCTGCTTCGCTGGACCTGTCATACAAACCTCGACACCCATGGGTGGAGCCTGGCGGTTAATTCCGCTCATGGCCCGTGAGGGCCCGGCCCTGGCCAGGGGCCGGCTCCCCGCTGGTGATTACTGCGGCCTGCGATTAGGTGGCGGCGCGCGTCAGCGGCACGCCGTCCGATCCTTGCATCGTGATCGGCGCCATGCCCATGTCGCCGACCCCGCCCGTGTAGGGCGGGTAGTTGTCGATGATCCCGTTTCCCGAGTAGCGCGGGTTGGTCGCGGAGACGCCGGTCCCCCTCACAGGAATCAACTCGAAGGCGGTCTGCACACCGACGAGCGGCTGGATCGTCGCGTCGATCTTCGCGGCAGCGTAGTCCTGATAGAACTCGATGTCGACGCTCCAGTCCTTGAGCCCGCCCTTCCGGGCCTTCGAGAGCATCCCCATCGCGGTGGCGTCCTGCAGATCCGCGCTGTAGGTCACCTTCACCGACTTCACGTGGTCCGAGAGGTCCACGGTGTTGATTTTCACGGACGCATCCGTGAAGACGAGCGTCGCCATATGTCAGCTCCCTATTGGATGCCCATGAACATCGCGAACGTGATGCTGTTGCCGGCCCCGCCGGCCACGCTCCAGGTCGCGCGCCAGTTGTCGTCGGTGGCGATCGGGCCCGCGACCGGCACGGCCCACTGCGATCCCTTCACCGTCACCGCGGTGAACACGATGCGGTCGATCGGAGAGGGGAACCCGCTCGTGTCGCTCTGGACCTTGAACGTCCAGGTGCCACCGCCGGCCACCGAGACCACATGCAACGCGGCCCACAGCTTCTGCCCGGTGCCGACGAGGCCCTGGGCGAAGGCCGTGCCGTTCCCGTTCGCGGTCTCGATCGAGTTCCGCAGCAGGATCCCGCGGATCAGCGCGTCGTCCGAGCTCTCGGCATCGACGGAGAACTTGAGCATCTCGCCCACCGCCGCGCCGGGCGTGTACTGCGCCAGGCCAGCGAGGAAGCTGAACGACCCCGGATCCCCCGCGACGCCCGTGTCCGAGATGGTGATCGGCACGCTCACCGTGCCGACCTTCCCCCATAGCACCTCGTCGACCAGGTCCACGCCGCCCGACCAGAACCCCTCGAGCGCGAGCGACGTGCTCTTCAAGCCGCCCTTGCGCGCCTTCCCGCCCAGGTTACCGAACGTCGTGGCGTCCTGCAGGTCAGCGCCGTACTGCATGGCGATCTTGTTCAGATCGCCGGAGAGGTCCCAGGCGTCGAGCCAGAGGCGCGCATTCGTGAGGACCTTGATCGCCATCTAGGCGCTCACTCCCGGTGCGACATGAGGAAGTCCACGGCCCGTTGGAACAGCAATATCGTGTCGTCGAGCCCCAGGTCGACCTCGTTCTCGAGGAAGGAATCCAGAACGTCCACGGTCGCCACGACGCCGCGCCACCGGCTGTAGCAGGCGATGAGCTGCAGCGAGATGTCCTTGGCCGCTGAGTTCGTTTTCGCCCAGGACGAGAACTGGAAGCGCGGGTGCGCCACGCCGGGATCCGCGCCCATCGCGTGTTCGCGCGGATCGCTGACCATCTGATAGGTGACGTAGGGCGCGACGGCGTTCTGCGGCGCCTGCACGTAGTACAGCCGCGTGCCGATCAGCGCGGTGAGGCCGCCGAACGTCGAGCCGCGCGTGAAGATCGCGTCCTCGATCGAGCTCACGATCCCTCATGCGGCGCCCTCTTGGCGAAGGCGTCCTCGATCTCGTGGCCCAGGGACTCCCCGATGATCTGCACAGTCGCCTCCATGTTCTCGTCAGCCGCGGGCCGCAAGAACGGATAGGCTGGCACCTGGCCAACTACCCGCCCCCCGCTGCCGAGCTTGCCGCCGACGACCATCCGGTGCCCGAACTCCACGAGGTGCGCGGTCGGCTTCTTCGTCCCGACCTCGACGACGGCATGCAGGGCGTCCCGCTCGCCGGGGAAGATCTGGATCGAGTCGGCGAGCGGCACGGTCTCCGGACGCCGCCGCGGGCCGCGGTGCCGCACTCGCGCGCCTGCGGTGTCCCGAATCGGCACCGCCCCGTCGACGAGCGCCTCCACGAGGATCTCCCCGCGCACGGCCCGGGGGAGCTCGCGGAGCGCGGCCGCCATCGCCCGCCCATTGGGGAAGTCCATGCGGATCGTCTCGGTTGGCATCAAACGCTGCGACCTGCCAAGACCTGCGCCTCGGGCATTACACCATCTCCTTAGCGAGAATTTCGATGGCGACGGTCTCGCCAGCGACGGGGCCGACGTACTGGAAGTCAAAGATCGAGCCCACGAATGGATCCGTCAGACCGAGGCCGCGCATCTTGGGCTTCACGCCCGCCAAGTATTGGATCAAAATCCGGTGGGTCACGAAGCCGGCAATTTGCTGCGCCTGAATCTTCTCGTCTCCGGTGAGTGGCACAATCGCTGCCCGGACAGGAACATCCGACCCCCAGACCTGAATCGGCTCACCCCTGCTGTTCTGCGTTTCCACGACCGACTGAATGGCCAATCGGTGCCGCAAGAGCCCGACCTTCGTCGCGAGTATGCCCCGGAGACTCATGCGAGCACCACCGGCGTGTTCGCCTCGACCGCCATCGGCCAAAACGGATCACTCTCCGCGACGTGCTCCAGCATCGTGCGACTGTAAAACCCGCCGACCGACTCGCTCTGCGACTCCTCGGAGCCCCGGCGCCGATATGCTGTGGCCGCGACCGACTTGATCGCGAGCTGGGCGTTCGCGGGCAGGTCCCCCTGGTGATCGTAGACCACCTGAACAAACCGAGGCTGCCGGACGGTCCCGAACCGTCCGCCATCGGTGCGGGTGATGATGCGAGACCCCACCCCGTAGACCACGACGAGTTTATTGGCGACGGCGAGTGTTTCGGCTGGCGCGGCGGGATCGTAACCGAGCTTAATCGACGTGAGGGCCGCAATCGGGTAGGCGACGTACAGACGTGCCGAGCCCGTACCATCAAGCACTTCGGTGCGCGCCGGCGCTGCTGGCACGTAGGACGCCGCCGGCCGCAGGGTCTGGGCCTCGAACAGAGCTTCTACGTCGTCGAGTAGCTGCCCCAGCAGCGTGTCGTCGCTGTCCGGCGCATCGCCGAGAAAGGAGCGGAACTCGGAAGGCGTGACGAGGTCAGCCATTTATTTGCGACCGTCCGCGCCCTTTTTCACCACCAGGCGCCAGTCGGTATTCTCGCCGGGCTTCGCGCGGGTTTCACCGAGCGAGAGCCAGAGCGATCCGCCCCACGTCACGAGCAGCCCGCGCGTGTAGAGTTTCCCGTTCTCGTACACGCCTTGATACACGTCGGCGAAGGTCCGCACCTGAATCTCGGCGACACGCGTCTCGACGATGGCCTCGATCTCTTCGCGCGTCCCGATCCCATCCACGCCCCGTTCACCCTGCACACCAGGTGACCCGTCGCGACCCTGCAGCCCGTCGGCACCACGCTCGCCCTTATCACCCTGCGCGCCATCCTTACCCGCCAGGCCCGCGTCGCCCTTGTCGCCGGGCGCGCCATCCTTGCCGTCGGTGCCATCGCGTCCAGCCGGACCGGGAGGCCCAACCACAGGAAGTGCTGCCGCGCGTGTCTGCAGTTCGCCTAGTAGCGAACGGACCTCTTCGCGCAGCACACGGTTCTCGTCCGCCTGCTTGACGAGCCGCTGCTCGACCACGTCCATAAACCTCTGGGTGGCCGCCAGTACCAGATCGTCGGTCATGCGGCCATCCTCATGGTTGCGGCCTTGATGTCGATGAGCGCCGCGAGCCGCGTCATCCGCGCCGCGGTGATGTCGTCAGGGACCGTGTCGCCGGCAGGCAATGCTTTCTGCGTGTCCGAGGCCGGCAGCGCAGGGACTGGCTTCGCAAACGGATTGTTCCGGTCACGCTCGGCGAGGGCCTCGAGCGAATAGTTCTGCTGCTGCATCCAGATGGAGTCACCGCCGGACACGGGCTTCTGATCGACCTTCTTCCGCGCTTCGTTGACCGTGAGCACCGACCCGCCAACGGCTTCCTTGAGTGTCGTAATCTGGGATGCCATGTCCATGCGGAGCAGCCCGTCCAGGTCGAGTTCCGTGCCGAGCATTCGGCCTTCGGTGGGCGTGATGAAGCCCAGCGCCTCGTCCATGCACAGCTCCCACTGTTCGATCAGCGCCTGGAGGCAGTCGGAGTAGTAGGCCTGGTTGGCGATCTCGGGTTTCGTGTACGTCGGCTGCGGACCGATCCCCACCTTCCACGGCGGAACGTGAAACGTCGAACACACGGTCTCGGCGGTCCACTGCAGTTGCTCGATGAGCTGCGAGTCCACCGCCGTCATGCGCATCGCCTCGAACTTCATGCCATTCCCGAGCACGGCTACACCGCCCGACTTATCCTTGCCGAACCGCGCGTTCCAGAGGTCGGACAGTTCCTCCGCTTTCTCCTTCGTAATCTGCGTGACCGTGGTCAGGATGCCGCTCGGGTTCGAGCCGTTACCGAAAAACGCCGAACTGTTCGTCTGGATCTGGAGCCCCATGTTCGCCGCGGTGCCGCAGGCGAAGATCGGGGACGTGCCCACCAGGGGATGGAAGAGGCAGTTCATCCGGTCATGGATGATCTCCGACGCAGGGACCGCGACACTGTCCCGCTCGAGCCCCGACAGGTTGTCCTGCTTTAGGTCGTAGAACACTGACCCGTCCGGCGCGACCAGCACCGTGACCCGGTTCGGGTCGAGGATATACATGGCGCTGACCACCCCGCGTCCGTCGCGCTCCAGCAAGGCGTAGGCGTTGCCGCGGGTGAGCTTCGAGGTCGTCCACCACTCCTTGAACTGGATGTGGTTCTGGTAGCGGTTCGGCCGACGAAGGACGGGCGAATGGGCAGTGTTCTCGATCTCGGACCAGATCGCATCCTCGTCCTGCTCCATCAGCTTGGGCCGGAGCTTCCCGATGTCCTGCGCGATGCGCGTGATGCACGCATAGACTGCGTGATGCGCGAGCACCGTATCGGTCGTCCATTCTTGGTTGCGTTGCCACGCGCCAGAGAACGGTTCGCGGATCAGCGGCCACCATCCGCCCCGGTAATCCGAGACGGTCTGGAGCCCCGCGGGGCCACGGACGTGGATCTCCAAGCCAAACAGTCTCACTGTGCCTTCTTCTTCAGCTTGGGGATGGCCTTGGTCGTCAATGGCTCCGCCTTCGTGGTCTTGGCCGGCTCGTCGAGACGCTCATACAAGCCCGTACCCAGATAGGCCTCGGCTTCAGCGTCTGGGAGGGTCACGACCGCCCCGTTCGCTTTCGCTCGGAGCCTCATGGCCTGGTTCCGTAGACGATCTGGACGCCGCCCTGCATGGGAGGCGTCGACTGGTAGCGGGTAAGCGGGACTTTCCACCGACGCTCGAACTCATCGAATGCTTGCTTCACACCCGGATACCGCGGGTGCTCATAGTCATCACCGATAATCAGCCCACCCGACTTGACGTGCGGGACCCACGCCACCAAGTCACACCACACACCCTCGTAGCTGTGATCGGCATCGACGTATAGGAAGTCGATCGGCTCGGACCAGAACGTGGCCGCGTCCACGGTCATCGCCGGGATGAGTCTGACGTTCGCGCCCACGCCCGCGTCGACGATCTCACGCGCGCAACCCATGAGCATGATCGGGTGTTTGCCCGCTGGCGAGCCGCCATCGTCATTCAGATCCCCCGACCAGGTGTCCACGCACGTCAATGTCCCACCCCACCGCGCGATGGACCGCGCGACCGGAATCGCAGACGCACCCTGCCAGGTCCCGAGCTCGACGCACACCTTCGGCCGATGTTGCTCAATCAGCTCCAGGATCTTCGCCCCGTGATTGAACCATCCGGGGATGCGAGCGGGTTCGGCCATGACGGCGTTAGTCATTGAGCATCGGGACGGAAGTTGGTGCGGTGCGATAGACGTGCTGGCCGATGTGCCCGACCTCGTTCGAGAGATCGTGGTCGATCCAGATCGTGCGGCCCGCTGTGCGGAGCAGATGGCAGAAGTACACGTCCTCGGTTTCCGTCGGGGTCGAATACCAGAACCGCGGCCGGGGAAGGCCCGCCACAACCGATGTCTTCATCAGGAAAACGCCCATGCCGACATGATCCACCGCCTGCAGCCCTTGCTGGTCGCCACTGTAGACGTGCTGGCCATCACACATCGCCGTCGGTAGGTGCGCCCCTGCCCGCTTGACGTAGTTCGCGGCAACCACGTCCACGTCGTGCGCCAGGAGCCGGAGGGCGGCGTCGGCCGGAAATGTCATGTCGGCATCGAGCCAGAGCACGTGCGTCGCGCCCCAGAGTTCCATGACATCATGCAACAGCTTCTCACGGGCTTGATGGACGAACGTGCCCACTTCGCCCGCCAGCGTGATACTGGGCACGGCCGCACACGTCGCCGCGTAGAGCCGTGCCAAGTCGAACGACCAGGGAGTCGGCGATTGCTCCAGTGCCGGCACCGCGATCGCGAGTCTCACTTCGCGTCTGTCGCCGTCTTGGGTGGCGGCGTCGGAATCCCTTCGCCACGGTCTGCATGGTAGACGTGCGGTGCCCCGTCCGCCTTCTCGACCTTCTCTGCCGCTTTGTCCGCGGCGGTTTCTTTGGCCATCGTCGTGTCCTTCCAGAAAGGAAAACTGAGAGCAAGGGGCGCGGAATCACGCCCCCTGCCCCTCAGTCAAGGCTTACGGCACGTAGGCAACGCCAGTGATGCGATCGACCGCGGTGGACCGAGCCTTCCCCCACGTGATCCAGCGCTCGACGCGCAACGCGACGAGGTTGGCCTGCCAGAGTGAGGTCAGAACCGCCGTCGCATCTGGCGGATCGGTCGGCGCCGAATCCAACTGCAGCGACGCCTCACGCGAGATGTCGATCTCGACGCCGTTCTCATCCGCCATCAGAATCGACGGCGCATGGGCGATGATGACCTGGTTGCCGACCGCCTGGCTGGTGACCACCGGGACACCGATGATCGACCCACCCGAAGCATTGAGGCCGGGGAACAGCGGGGACCCGACTGCATTCAGCGCCAGCCCGAGGTTGAACCCGATGGACTCGCTCATCAGAATGACGAGCTCGTTCACAGGATACCCGAGCACCACCATGGCGGCGATTCTGGCCGCGATGTCCGAGCGTGCAAAGGCCGGGGTCGTGCCGCCGGCCGCGGTGCCCGTGACGCCGTTGGTGATCGACGCAGGATTGACGTTCGCCACCGCGGCGACCGTGGAATCCACGAGCTGCACGTCGAGGAACGCCTGGGCGCCCTTGACGAGCTCGTCCCGCACCGCTGCTTCCGCAGACGGAGTGGACAGACGGACCAGTTCCTCGGTCAGGACGATGATGCCAGACGCCTTGGCGAACGACAGCGTGACCGACGCATACTGCGCGTTCGTCACGGGCTTCCACTTGCCCTGTCCCACCCACTTGTACGTGCCGCCTGCGGTCTGCGCAGGCATCGACACGTTGAACGGGACGTGACGCAGTCCGGGGATTCTCCCGAGCAGCGTCAGGGGCCGCAGCAGCGTCAGGAAGTCGTTCAGGTAGTTCGTGATGACGAGCGGCGCCGCGAACGTTGCCTGGAGCGTGGTGCCAGGGGCGACCGCGGCGCGGGTCATCATGCCATCGCGAAGGCCGCCGTAAATCTCGTCGGCGCCATCCCCCCACGTGCGCTTCGCGTACTCGGCGGCCTCGTGCTTGTTGCCCTTGCAGACCGCGAGCGCCATGACGTGACGCGCGAACAGGATGCCAGGTTCGGCGGTGTCCCGCATCGTCACCACGGGGACCCCGCTCCGGGACTGCGTCGCCTTGTCGGTGCTGTTGCCGTTCACCGGCGTGGCCGCTTTGTCGTTCGCGAGCTTGAGGCTCCTGAGGCGCACGAGCTGCCCGTCATGCGCTTCGAGTTCTCTCCCCAGCGTGTCGAACTGCTCCTGCTGGGTCGCATCGAGCGTGGTGCCGTCGGTACCCGACTTCTCCATCAGCGCGTTTTGCTGCGCCACTTTTGCGGCACGAGAGTTCTCGTGCTGTTGGATTTGTTCTTGAATGGTCATTTTCCCGTTCCTCGGAGTAGGTGAAATGCCCGAGACGCCGGGACTTGTGTCTGTGGGCTCGCCGGACGCGGCGAGAGTGGAAAAAGCTGAACGGACGGCCAGAATCGTGGCGTCCTGATTGGCATTGATCGGCGTGACCGTGAGCCCGTGCCAGCTCCAGCGCGTAATGCGCGATCCGGCGCGAGGGCTCCGGGGCTCCAGCGGGACGAAGTCGATCGACAGACCGCGGACCAGGCCGTTCTTGATGTCCGCCCAGGCCGCGTCGACGCGGTCCTTGACCGAGCGACCGCCCGGCGTGCCGTCATCCGAGATCGTCGGGATGTGTGCGCGAATCCAGCGCATTCCGCCACGAATCTCCGACGCGATGACGGAACCGATCGGCTTGGAGTGGTCGTGCTTGCCGGCGGAGTGAAAAAACAGCGGGAGCGGCAATTTGTATTGCGCGCCCTCAGGCAGAATCGACGTCTCGTAGGAGTCGAAGGCCGCGCTGTTGGCGATGCCCTCGAATGTGCGTTGCGCAACGTCGACCGCGCGGATCTCCAACAGCCCGAGAACTCGGTCCATGCCTAAAGCCTACGAAATCGTGGCCGGTTCCCTAGTACGCGAAAAAGGTTACTTGCCCAAAAACCACAGCGTCAGGCGGTGACGCGGGAACGCCGTGCCCGGGAGTCGCTCGGCCGCTTCGCTGATGTGCACCCTCACAGTTTCAACGGACACGCCGATGTCGCGGGCGATCTCCTTGTTCGTGAGCCCGCGCGCGACACGCTCCGCAACCTCGGCCTGGCGCTCGGTCAGGGGGAAGGGCTTCATGGGTGGCCGGCAAACGACAAGAACGTCAGAGACGGCTCACCGCCGACCTCCCCCGCCGCCAGCGCGTCGTTGCGGGCTTCCCAGGACAGGCACCCCGCCATCGCCAGGTCGATCTTGTTCGGCGAGTCCGGCCGTTCTTTGCGCAGGATCCACAGCGGGACGCCCTTCTCATCGACGAGAGTCGTGTATGATCGCCGCGCGTTGGCGATGTGGGTCTCAAACTGCTTGTCCCCACTCTGCTCGAGTTCACCAGCCGTCATTGCCCCGACATACGAGCGCAACGCATAGGCCATCGGCTTGCGTCGGTTCGTCCACCATTCGACGACCCGCTTGTCACCATAACGACTCGCCCATGTGGCGAGCCAGCTCTCCCATTGCGGCGGGTCCCCATAGAACCGCACCACGGTCCATCGCTGGAACGCATCGGCGATGATGCCGTCCACCTCATCGTGGGGCACCTCCCAGTCGGGCAGCTGGAGAGGGCGCTCCCAGGCCCCGAGTTTCCACTGGAAGCCGGTCTTGATTTCCGTCCCGACGAGTCCCGTGGCGTCATCGAAGCGCCCACCGTCGAAGCCGATGGTGATCGCCGCGCCATCCGGCACCACGTATCCCGGCCGGGCGAGCGACCGCCACTGGCCAACGTCAAACGCCACGCCTGACGCCTGCACCGGCCGATTGAGCCACACGCGCTCGAGGTAGGCGCGATCCGCATCCGGCGCCCGGAAGGTCTCGACGATGCGGTCCACGGCGCTCCACTTCACGATGTGGGGCCCCGAGGCTTCGATCACCGCCGCCTTGAGTCCCGCCTCGGTATCCAGATCGTGTTTATTGGACGCCTGACGATGAAAGAAAAACAGCTTCGCGTTTCCTTTCTTCTCGGCCATCGTCTCCGCGTACTGCATCGTGCCTTCGGCCGTCGAGCCCATCCCCGGCTCGGGCGCCGTCGTCGTTTCCAATGCCCACGGATCCGCGATCGGGCGCTTGGCGAGATTCGCGAGCATCACCGACCATGCGCGTTTCAGCGAGTCCAGCGTAAACCGGTGCGTCTCGTCGGCGTGCTCAAACGTCGTCCGGGCTCCATCTCGAGCGTTTGGGGAAGCCGAGACCGCTTCCGCCTTCCCGTCGCCGCCGCGGCGCATGATCCGCTCGAGCCCGATGTCGAAGTCAGACCCGACTGAGCACTCCTCGAGAATCCGCCGAAGCGCCCCATAGGCCAACTCTTCGGTCTGCTCCTCGGTGTAGGAGATCATCGGGATGTACGGATCTGTGACCCCGTCCCCGATGGGCTCTCGCCCCTTCCAACTACGGACGCGGACCGGGCCGTCCCGGTGGAGCTCCACGCCGGCGATCCAGGCGGCGAACTCCGTCTTGCTCGATCCCTTGCGGAGCGATAGGGCACACCGCTGGAAGCGTCGCTTCCCGGCGTTGGGGTTTGGCTCGCGCACGACGACCCGCTTCTTCCGCCGATCAAAACTCGCCGGCTCGACCTCGTATATCCGATAGAGCCATGCCCGCTGCTCCTCGTTGAGCACGACCACTTGGCCCAGCAAGTCCCCTGGCCCGTGACAGAACCGCTCCTCGATGAAGTCGCAGACCTGCTTCCCGAGTGTCGGCCACGGCTCGTCATCCATCGGGGGAAACATGAAGGTCGTCACTTGGCGATCTTCAGCGCCTCACGCGGGTCCTTGCTCGACGCCTCTTTGTACTGCTTCCGCTTGGACGTGCGCTCGGTCGCCTGCTCGCCCTTCTCGACTTCCCATTGCAGCCGCCGCCGATCAATCGGTGAAAGCCCAAAGCGCACCTCCTGCTGCCGGATCTCTTTCGCGATGTTCACGAGATCGGAGGGATCATCGGCGTTCCACCGCTGCTGGTGCAGCTCGGCAAGAAGATAGAGCCCGCCCTTCTTGTCGGAGTCCAGAAACTCGGACGCCATCGGCGACTTCCAGATCGCCGTCCACCAGGCCTGTACCATCGGATGCCACCGCTCTGATTTCTTTTCCCGCGTCGGCAAGGCCGGGAC